TGATCTCTTCTGCAGATATATCTTTATTCTTTTTATTTAGATCCATTAACTTATCATTTACTTCTGATACATTCTTTATCATACCAGATAATACCTCGAACGCCCTCGGGTGCTCTGACTCACGTGCAACTTCTACCATAAGATCAAGGCTTTCTTTACCTTTTTCTATGAGATCGTAGTAAGTCTGTCTAGAATAATTATAATCATTGGTTATATTATCAGGTTCTTTTGTCATGCGCTATCAACCATGTTTTTAAATGTCGTTGTAAATCCAAAGTCGCTATCTGCTGAAACATTAAGTGGGTTTGGAAGTACTGTGATTCTAGAAACTTTAACATCGCTATCTGCATCAAGACCATTTGGAACATCCATTAAATAATTTTCAATATCTACTTTACGTATTATCTGAGTATTTATAACACCGGCATAGAAGTTAGCTTCCATCTCAAAGTCGAGCTGATACACAATAGTTCGTCTTGAATCCAGTGCTCCTTCATAATCATCAGAGTAACTCATGCCAGATAATGTAATAGGTACATCTTCTAGTATATCTTGATACGTACTGAATGGCTTAATAGTTAACGAATATTGTGGATTGAAATATGGAATAATTTGTTCTACAATTTGCAGAGCATCGTCTTGCAATTTGCAAAATATGTTTAACTGAAACGAAAGAGTATAAGGAACCGGAGCATAAAACTTCATACGATCACTATCAGTCAGACCAATTCTACTAAAGTTCCCGGTCTTCTGTAATTGTCTTTCAGGTGCATAGGTGTACGCTAGGATCTCAAAGGACATCCGTGGTAGCTTTAATGCAACCTTTTGATCTAGGTCTAGGTCTGCATGTTCTCTAATACGTTCTAGAAATTTTGACTTAGGTGCATATGATAACGGAACCTTCTTTGTATTGATGATAGCGCCAGCTGCGTTCTTATGTAGAATGTATATATTATTAAAGAGTGAACCAAACATGGCCACGCTTTTTCGTATACGTTCATGGTAAAAATATTCATTCAACATTTAATTTACATCTCCAAATGGATTCGTTTCACTGAAATCTAGGAAACTCATTACGGCATTTGCAGTTTCAAACGTTGTATTCATTTCATTCTTAGATTCTACTATCTCTTCGCTTACAGCAGTTGTAGTTGTTATATTTAAACTCTCTGTACCAATAACCTGTCTTCCAACAACTGGTAAGTGGAATGCACCATCGTCTGCACCGAAGTTGACCAAATGCATAATATTATCTGAATCACTCCAATGTGCAACTTCACCTGTAAGTATTGTACCGTTAGCAAATGTCTGAGTAATATTCTCGCCAACAGTAAATCCGCCAACTGAACCATCACTATCCATTGTAAGATAAGCTCTGTATCCAAAGTCTGATTGTATTGTATCAACGCCAGCAATTCCAACATCAAGGTCTTCACCTGAATATTCGAATAATTGACATCGCATTTTGTATGTCGGAAGATTACTTAATTGGTAGAACGGTGACTCATGCTCGACATGCATAATCTCAAATAGTTTATTTGAAAGTTCTAACCAAATAAGATCACCTTCTTTTGGTCGTAATACTGTAATAGAATTATTTGCAGAAGAAACAGTTTGTGTCCAGCGTTTCCTTGCTACAATAAATGTAGCTTCGTCTCTTATCTCTACACCAAACTTAGTGAATAGATCGCCTTCGCCGTCAAATCCATCTGTATTTTCTAAATACATTTCTATTTTATATGAGTTAGCAAATTGACTGGCAACATCTTCACCAAGGATTGTATTCTCATTTACAATAGTTCGTGGAAGATAATAGATATCTTGACCATATATCTTCATTGATTCTATGATTATGTCTTCGTAAAGATTTTGTTCTGATCTGACTTTTTGACTAAAATGTGGACTACGGGCCATATTATTATCCTATAAACATATCTACTGGCATTTCGTGTTCTAGTCTTATTCTTTCTCTTAGCCTATCTATATCGTTTGTCGCGTCATCGTATATTTGTCTACCATTGAGCGTCACACCACCTGGAAGTACCATGCCTTCAAACTTAATTAGATTCTGACCCCATTGTTGTTTAAACAATGCAGTTGTATATTCTTTTAACCATAAATCATTCCACACACTTGTAAAGTCTGAATCATTTATTTCTTTATAAACTTCTGCAACCATGTACTTACCGGCAATCAAATCTTTATCTGCAAAGTCTCCATGCACATATAATCTATTTTGCTTACGAACAAATGTTGTCTGAGGAGTTCCGTTGAGTTTCATATCAATGAGACCAAGATGCTGCTGCATCATCTCATAATATGCTAAGCTTCCCATATTACTTTCAATGCTAGTCATATCGTTTAACATCATTTGATACTTAATATCAAACATATTAACGTTACCGCCTGAAAGAGTAGTGATAGGGAATAGTTTAGTCACAACCGCAATATCAGATGATAGTGTTATGTACTCATTTGATACATCAGTAGCTGTAACAAGATGACTTAAGAATGTACGAAAGAGGGCTTCGCTGTTATATTCTCTCCAATATTGAAGTGATTCGTCAACTCGGTCTTCGAGCTGATCATCATCGACATTGATTTCAATAACCGGATCACCTAAACGTCTTAGACAGTAATCAATATGTGTTTGTCTTGTAGTTGGAACTGCCATAATTCATCCTTATGCTATACCCTTATTTATACAATTTAGATTTGGAAGATAGCATGATTAACCTTCTAGTGTTACTATACGAGCGAGTGCTGCATCTAATGCTGTTGATAGTTCTTGTACTGCTTTTGTTAGCATTGGTACTAAATTGCCTGGGGCTAGATTTTGAATATCATCAAGTCTCTCAGACCAAAGATTATTACCGTTTGCAACTTCAGAGTGAGCATCAATAGTAGCTTTCATTTCTTGAGCAACAAACCCGTGGTATGTTGTACCTGCGCCACCGTTTATTGGATCAGTGCTATTAGCATCGTAGTAATTTACAAAACTATCTGATATTGCGTTCTTAGCTTTCCATGTATAAGTTACAGGGCGCAAGTCATTAATAAAAGACAAACCTGCTGTAGAAGTTGTAATGTTTTCTTTTAACCGTTCATCTGAATGAGCCGCCCAAGAAGTGTCACTACCATCAAGATCAAGTGATGCTCCCTGACCATTAATGGATAAACTTGCTTTTAATGCGCCTTGTCCTAACCCATAACGACCTATCACAATCTCATTGCTCGATCCCGCTGATGAATTTCTAGCATAAGCACCAATAATCACATTATCAGAGCCTGTCGTTGCGTTATTTCCATAAGCGGCGACATCATAACCTATATAAACATTACTAACTCCAGTTGTTAAGGAATCGGCAGCAGATGTACCAATAATGGTGTTTTGATTGCCAGCTCCTTGAAGCACTTTTCCAGCCTCGACGCCTACTGCAACATTACTGTTACCTGTAAGCTTATTACCAGTAATTCCTAGTGCAGCGTATTTTCCTACAAATGTATTATGATCGCCTGTTGTACAAAAAGCACCTGCTCCTGTTCCCAAAAATGTATTGGAAACTCCAGTGCTAGTTGTAAAACCAGCGTAATAACCAAGTGCTACATTATTAGCATCCGCACCAGCATTTAATGCAGTAAGCGCACTATGTCCAACCGCTGTATTATAACCGTGTGCATCTTCAAGGCTAAGTGCTAAGTTGCCTACAGCTACATTGTACCCACCTGAAGTTAGTGCATCTCCAGTTTGAAGACCAATAAGAGTGTTCTGAACGCCTGTGGTTACTGCTACTCCTGCATTAACCCCTACAAAAGTGTTCCCATTAGCCGCACCTTGAAGTAATAAACCAGCCTGAAAACCCACAGCAGTATTATTATTACCTGTAAGTTTAGTACCAGTAATACCTTGTCCTGCTGAAGTACCAACGAATGTATTCTGTTCGCCTGTCGTACTAAATTGACCAGAATTATAGCCAACATGAACATTGCTGTTTGCTGCAGCAAGGCTAAGACCAGCTTGAGCACCTATGAGAGTGTTCTGAACGCCTGTGGTTACTGCTACTCCTGCATGATGCCCCACGGCGACATTGTAACTATCTGTTGCGGTAGTAAGATTTAACGTATATAAGGCACTTTCACCAACTGCAACGTTTTTGGAACCCTTAGTGTTTAATGCTAAAGAATCATAGCCAACTGCAACGTTGCTACCTGCGGTATTACTAGTCGAACCTGCCTTGCCACCTATATAAGTGTTAATTGTGCCTGTGGTTACT